ACTCGAGTGCGTTGCTGGTACAGATAAGCGGTGGTTGAATACATACATGCTATTTAGCGATTGTGCAACCGTGATAGAAATTGGTTATAAATATCCCAGATGGCCAATGATATATTCAAACAACTAGCAGAAAAATATCCATTTATAACCCTGTGTGTGTACTCCAACACAGAATACGTGGGCATTATACAAAATCAAGATGATTCAATTACCACTATCTACGACTTTGGAAACCTACAAGATATAGAAAGCAAACGGCGTTTTTTAGAATTGGCCAATGTTTGGTGGTGGGAATCAAACCGTAGCATACCCATAAACATATTCTTAAAAACTGAATGGGATCCGTTCCGTATGTGTTTGCGTACCTTTGTCAACAAGGATCTGCAAATCTTACACGGCCCAATATGCAGTCTCAGTGAGATGGCCCGTAAAAAAAGCAAGAGAAAATCAATTACTCTGGTCCGGCGTGTTGATTAGATTCATGTGCAGGGCTACCAAAGCCGCATAAGAGATTGCATGCGATTTTTTAAACACAAATCCACGGCTATCGTCACCATCCCAAACTGACTCAAACACTGTGTTCCAGTCTTTGTTTTGCAAGTGTGCCTTGCCAGGACGAATGATACTGATAAATGCTGCCATTCTAGGAATCGAATCGGGCCGCATTGATCGAAGCAACTCTGTGTAGTTACCAATATGGGCCAATTGACTGGCCCACTCTGCATCAGTCCAAAGGCGAGTCCACGGCGGAGTCTGTTCCAACATGTGTGCATAGTGTTCTGGGTCGCGGATCAATTGATATACAGTCATGTTCAATAGATCAATTTTAAAGTAACCCAACTGTTCGGCAGTTTCATAGTCAATGGCCGCACAGGCATGCACCGGATCCACAGGTATGTCTGTGACATACACTCCAGAATTATGGCGTCGTATCTGCCCTTGCACTTGTTGATGTGCTGGTGTAGCATGAATCAATTTTAATATCTGATCTCGATCTGCAAAGTCAATATCAATATCTGCACTCATTACCAACCTGCTTTCTGTAACATTTCTTTCACGTATTCCTGATCAGCCACATAGTCTGCAAACTTTTTCATCCATACTTCACTATCTATGTAAGGCCAGACCATGGCTATCTGTGAACTATCCAGTTCGCCCAAGAACCGTTGTCCACTTTCACAATTATACACTATCCAAGGACTTATGCGACCAGATGTGACAGCATAGACCATGGCATTGGTATTGCCATAACGCAAGCAGTCCTCTGCAGGATTGCCAGTCTGTTCTGACCAATCTATGGCAAACTCCATGGCTCTGGCCAAGGCATCATTCACATTCTCCACACGCAAGTAATCAATCAGGTATTCGGTATACATGGTATCTCTTGCCCAATGATCGATCTTCTTGTTGTGCTTGAGCAACCATTCAACGAATCTAGCTGGGTTGACAGCACGAGTATCCACACAGTATCTACCAAATTTCACAAAGGCCCGATAATAAGGACTGGCGGCAAAATCGTCAAAGGTTTTTAGTCGGGCACTACCTTGGGTAAGTTCATAAAACTTGAGATAGGCATGCAAGCCCAGTTGTACTCCGCGCTCGTCTTGTTCTTGAAATCTGCGTTTGGGTTCGCACATGTGTACAGCCAGGCTGGTTTCTTTCGCAAAACTTCGTTTGCAATACCTGCATTCGTACATTACTTGTCACGACCCTGGGATTTGACATAAGCTTCTATGTCTTTTTTGGTATTGATCTCGGACATGACATCTATCTCGTCGTTTTTGAGATGCGGAAACAATTCAGCCAGTTGTTTTTTAATGCTACCTGCGCCAGGTTCCTTTTTCTTGGGAGCAATCCAGGAGTGTCGATGTGTGCCCAGTCCAGGACTGACTGTGGTAGCACACAACCATTGCAATTGCGGGTGGCGGCTGAGATTAAAAAAATGTTTGTTGAAACGTTCGTTGGTGGCAATCAAATAAAATTCTTGTAGTTCTTGACTGCCCTGTACAGCACTGCCCCAACGTATCATGAGATAGTTTGAAAACTTTTTGCGTTCATCATCAGTGAGCTCGCGATAAAACTGTCTGTTCTTGCGATCAAACTGTGTCATTTCATTTTGTATGCTCAGCTTGTCCATTACCAGGCCTTGTTGTAGTCAATCACTTCACAGTTTCTGCTGATGTCTTTGACAAAGTAAACACATTCAGGCTTGGCATCTGTGCTGATTGGCACACACAGCATCTGACCATTTTTGAGTTTGGGTGCATACCAGGTGACCTCTTGATACACATCTACGATTTCTATATCCAGGAAACTGGGCCTAAAACTGCTGAGTGGGTTGAATTGGAATGCTTTGAATCCTCTATCATTGATGGCTGTGAGTGGCAACACTTCTAGATCGCCTAGATCTGGTTCACCAATCAAGATCTGCCAATCTACCGGCATCTTGATTCTATGTTAGCCTATGCGTAGGACCAAAGCCGGCGCTGTAAAACTTTCCAAGAAGATCAAGGGTATGTAATGATAATCGGGATCAGCTGGATTTGAATTGTCCAAGATTGCAAATCGCATATCATCTACTTCTTCGGGCAGATGATCTAATTCAAATGGTGCATTGTCTAAAGTTAATATACGCATGAGTTTATAATATAGGACTTTGTATCAAAAGTCAATGGCTTTTTTCATAATCATTCCACAATCTGTGGTCCACTCCAACACTTCATATCCCAAACACAATAGGTAAATCACGCATGGGCCACATTTTCCTACCCAGCATCCGTTGAGTTGGTAGGTGTCATCAAAAATTATCAAGGTGTCAGATGTAAACTTTGGCATCAAACTTATGAGTTGTTTCATGTGTTCAATTTGACAATTGACATTGTTCATGTCAATGCCACGATCAGCATAGCTGGCAATTTGTTGTTGGATTCTTGGATCAGTGTTTGCATCATTGACGTCATATAGGTAATCAAAATTATCCAAATACAAAACAGCAATGTTGGTACCCAGCCGGGCATATTCACTGGCCCAGGTGCTGCCAGATTCTATTATGAATTCTACATTGTCAAATCCGTGTTGTAATCGATCTTGCGATTCGCTTGACACATCAACCGAAATTAATTTTGTCCCATATTTTTTTGCCAGTCCTGCTAGTATATTTGTGCTGCCTTCATAGCGATCACTGCCAATTTCTACAAACACACCTTGAGGATTGGCCGGCATGTATTGGTCGAGAGAATTGAATATTTTTACGCCCATGATTTTATTTTTTCCACTCCAACTTTTCCTGTGTAAAAGGATAGTTGGCTTCGCGATAAAACACCTTGCGCTTGGTCAAATGGCGTTTGGCAAATCTACAAGTCGATGTCACATCCCAGATCTGCACATGGTCTTTGTCTTCGGCTTTTCTGATACCGCGTCCAATGCTTTGAATAACTCGCACAAAGCTCTTTCCTGGTTCCACCAGCACAAGATTAAAAATCCTAGGTATATTGATACCCACTGCAGCCACACCATAAGTGGCCACGATAATTTTGCCATCGGCCACGGCCACTTCATCATATTCATCTTGTCGATCCTTTGCTTTGGTTGCACCCGACACAAACACCGCATCCGTGAGTTGTTCTACCAAGGCTTGTCCTGCCGCGATACGATCAACTAGAACTAGTGTATTACCTGTCAGATTAACTTGCCGTATCAGGTCAGCAATGGTTTTGAGTCTGTCGGGTTCTTCCAAAAGGTATTTGAGCTCACTTTGATAGTTGGTAAACTCGGCGTGATCTTCTAGTTGTACTATGTTGACATGGCACTGTGCCAACACACCTTGACTTTGCAGTTCGCTGGCTGATAACTTGCTGATCACCGGACCCAAACTGACCAATAGACTCACACTTTCAAACTTTTCTTTGGGTATGGTTCCTGTGAGTCCCCAGCGTATGGGTATACGGCTCATCACACCTGTAAGCAAGGTCTTGAGTGCGTCGGCCTTGGCCATGTGTACTTCATCCACAATCACACACACCACACCTTCTATAAACTCACCAATGGTGATCTCTGCCGAATCGTTTTTGGTATTCTTCAACAACACATTTAGACTTTGCCAGGTGCATATGGTGTGCTGACGACCAAACTCTTTCCTGTCACCAAAGAACACACCCACATCCAAGCCCATGTTGATGTAGTCTTTTTCAGTCTGCGTCACAAGGCTCTTGTTGGGCACAATCACGATGCTACGACCATATGCGGACACAGCGTCCGACAAGGCCGCAGTCATCACAGTCTTGCCAGCACCAGTGTCCACTTCCTGCAGGCATTGTGCATTGGTCAAAAAATTATTGATAATCTCTACCTGATAATCTCTCAGCTTCATGGGCTGGCCCTCGGCTGGGTGACCCTTGGGCCAATTGATATGAGAATAACTGTCTTCGTTGACCTTTGCAAATACAAATGTGGTCAAATACTCTCGCTGATCATCTACTTCAATGTCGTAGTTAAACTTTTCAAGTATGGGTATGATCTCTGGCAACAGGTTTACATAGGTACTGCCGCCCAGCTGAAAATAGCTGACCTTGCCATCCCAACGTCCCAACCTTACTGCTGGCAAATATCTGGCATAAGGCACATCATATTTGAATGCCGTAACCAGAGCACGTCTAGCATCTAGTTCAAGACCTTCAATCTTGATATTAACTTCGTCACGTATTATAATTGTGGCTGTTCGCATTTGAATAGTATAGCATACTTATACAGCAAAGATCAAAAAAACAGGCACCAAAGTGCCTGTTGTAAAATGGGCAGTTTTAAGTCTACCCAGGAGCTACCAATTACTTAACCGTATTTGAATCCGATTAACTATTTTTCATACATGTACTAGCAGCCAAGGCCTTCCAGTTGGTGTCTGACACCTTGGTCAAGTCCGCAATCTTCAGCGCCATACGCAGGCTCATTTCACGGAGTCGTTCCTTGTTCTCGTCCATGAAGTTCAGGATCTCTTCACCTTTTTCTGGTGTAAAATCGTAGTCATTGAACAGTTGTCCTTGGCGGAAGATCTGCTTGATACGCAAGAACTTGTCACGCATGGTGTTGAGTGTAAGATCCAGGAAGTGACAACGACTCTGCAGGGCCTCCAAATGGTCTTTCATTTTCTTGCTCTGCAAGTTATCAAACTTCAAGTTGGTGATGAAAATACAGCCACCTTTGAAGTCAAAACAGTCAGGCACACCTTCACGGCGCAACATGGCTGAATCTGAGTTCCAGTAGATTCTACGTTTCTTGCCTGAATCTAATGCGGCCTTGAGAATGTTCAAGCTCAAGTCATCTTGGAACACCGAGTCACAGTCGTCGAATACCAAGACGTTGTTGGGATCTGAATGTTTGTACAAGGTGCAGTACAGACCAATCGGAGTCATTGCACCCTTGATCACTTCATACTTGATCTTGCGACCAGTGATGCGTTCAAACAGGCCCGACTTCTCCAGCTCGTACTCTACACCATAGGATTTACCTACTCCAGGAGGACCCACCACAATCATGGCTCTGACATCACCTGCAATAGTGGCACGGGTCATTTCTTGTAGGATTTCAAATCGCTGACCAATACGATCCATGACTTCGTCGTCGGTTTCCACAGTGACTTGGGCAGTCGCTGGGCGCTCTGCAGTCGCTGGATCAGTGACAAATTCCACATCTTCGATTGTGTTTACTTTGATACGAACCACGTCTGGCACTTCGGGGCCAAAATATCCATCTGCTTTCACGGTTACATAGCCTCCCTTGGCACCAGTTTGAAAACCCTTGACTAGATTAAAGATCATACCGTTTACGGGTTGATTGCGATACGATCCGTTTTTAACAAGAATAGTTGACATACTTTTAGCTCTTTCTTTGATTGTTTTAATAATACTATTATAGCAAATTGGTTATTTCTTGTCAACCATGCGTTTTAGCGTGTCTTCATAGCGTATTTGTGCCAGGAAAACATTGTAGATACAGATGATGCAGGCTGTAATGCCCAAACAGATCACAATCGTAGGAACCATATCAGCCGTAACGACTGTGCTTAAAAATTGGAAAAATGCGGTAACTGCTACGACAATGGCCATCATGCCTGCGGTCATTGCTACTGCTCTTAAATGTTGATTCATAAGTTGCCTTTCTATAGAAATGTTGCGTAAAAACTACATTATGTTACTATTATAGCAAATGGATTGTTTTTGGTCAACCATAAAAAAACCCTACTGCAGGTAGGGTTTTACACAAGATTTGTGGGTTATTCAACTCCAGGAGATTCTACATTGAACACAAATGTCAATGTGCTGTTTACAGGTGTTACCCAGGTCCAGTCACCTGTGTAGTCGGAAGGTCTTGGTGTTGGAGTTGTCCTTGGGATACCATCTAAAGCAACCTCGGTGCGGGCGTCTCCGTGATTAAAATCAACACCATAATTATCAGCACCACCCGGTACCCAAATTGTCAACCCATGTTGAGCCAATATTGCATCACATTCAAGATCTGGTGTGTCGGGATTTGATAATATGTCAATTTCCTGCTGTGTCAATGGTGGGTTAGCCACAGATTCAAAAATATCTACTACTTCGGGGCTTTTGTCGGAGACGCTCACAATTGCAAATTGTTCGGGTGTGTAAATTGGATTTGGAATCAAATTGTAGTTGGCAGTAGAATCTAATAAAAACATTCCATATCCCGATTCACATGTGATAGACATTGGAAAACTTCCAACAAAATCCAAAGGTACTTGCAAGTCAAACAGTGTTGCAACCGGTTCTGGGTGATAATTAGGACGTGGCAAAGGCTGATCAACTGTGTTTATTGCGCCTTGATATACAATGTTGCCATTGGCAGTCGCAGTCACAGTGACTGGCACATTTCCAAATCCCTGCCCATTAAATTTTATAGTCCTATTGGTCATGATGTGATCTCCAACTATATTTATACAAAATACCAAGTTCTAGTTTAACGCAATTAACAGAACACTTTATTTCCAATGAGCTGTAATAACTGGATCATGCACGTGGTCGGGCTTGGGCTGACCGTGAAAAATCAAAATGCTGTTGTTTTTTGCCAGTTGCGTGCCGGTGCCGGGTTGCCGATATATCTTTTTATGATGATCATATCCACCATCCAGTGCTTGCCAACGCCAGCTGGCCACTTGAGCTACATCAAAAAATCTACGCTGATCAGGCAAAACGCAATCTGTAATATAGTCTTGATCTCCGCGATATCTTTTTAAAATCTGCGCAAAATCTTTTCTAACAAATTCTTCATAGATATGACCATACCGGCGTGTGTCCCAACGCATGATGCTGGAATTGATATTGTAGCTGGTCGGTCTCCAGAGATATTTAAAATCACGCACTGCCCAAAAATGTTGCAGATCCAGTTGCCAAATCCAGTCAATGTTTCGGGTAATTACCACATCAAGATCAAAATACAACAAAGGTCCTGCATAGTGTTCGGTGTTGAACAGTTGCATCTTGTACCACCAGGATTTTTTAGGACCATTGATGTGCCAGTCTGTGAGTCCGTGTTTGATAAAATTCTCAGGCACTGGACGATCTGTTTCGGTGTACACATGCAATCTTACGCCCGGTGTGATGTGTCGACTCAGCATGCTGTATAAACGTTCCACATAGTCCCAACTATATACAGATCCATGTATGACACAGGCACAATCAATTGGGCCCGATTCCGGCAATGGCAATTGATTGCGTTCAGCATTGAGCGATTGTTTCAGAGCTCGATTTGCCGTAGGATCATGCGCGGCTGCCAGTTTAAGAGCTCGTTTGGTAGCCTTATCCATGATTGAGTTCCAATGCAGTGGCCAAGCGAGTCAACCAACGACCTTGTGCTATTTCTTCAACTGTGTATTCGGTATGGCAAATTTCAATCAGCCACTGATCGCGATCCACTGCATAGGGCTGATCAATGTTTTCTATTTGTATGCTCACAGGATGAGCCAGACTGCTGACGTCCACTATGGGCCTGGTTCCTGCAAGTGCGGCCTGTATGCCAGGTCCTGAATTGTGATTAACGATGGCATGGCAGTCAAAGGCCAAGTTGTAGCTGTCATAGGTGTTGACTATTTTGACAGGTTGTTCTATGATAACATCCTTGGGCAAGTGTACCAATCCGGCCCATCCCAATGCACTTCTAGGATGTGGTCTGACCACAATAGGACGATCAGTGACTGTGCGTAGTCGTTCTACTTGTTGGATGACCCAACCCTCCATGCTGACGAGACCTACCACCTGCAGACTGCGTGCATGTTGTGCGGCTATCACAATCCTGGGATTGCGGGTCAAATTAAGGGCCAGGCTTATACCTAATTTTCTTGGCCGGTCCAAGTCTAAATTTTCTGTGTGTCCATAGTAGCCGTCGGCAGTTAGTGTGTTCACGGCTATCTTCCAAGTTTCGCCACGATACAAGGCCCCTATGTCTATCACAATGACTGGACGGCCCAGGCTTCTATAGTGACTCCACACTGCCTGATTGGCGGCCATGCGGCCCGACCACAACACACTCCAAATCACAGCTGCGTCGGCATCCAGGCTGTTTTCTACACAGACATGTCCAGCACGTCGCAGGCTGGCGATCACTGCGGTCATTACCGGAGCACTGTTTTGAGCACATTGATTTGGAAAGTAGGCCACACGCATAAGGTTAAATATTTAACCATGAAACTACCACCACTGCTAGGAAACCTAGACCAAAATCAATTTTTTATATATGCAGCCGCCGATACTGTATATTTTGACTTGCATGCTCGCCCGTTGATCAAAAGTATTATTGCTAATACACCAACTTACGGGGTGCATATGCACATCTACAACCCAAGGCAAGATCAAATTGATTTTTGTCGCAGTTTCCCAATGGTAACTTGTACCTATGAACATCTTGACAACGCGGAGTTTAAAAAGGTAACCGACTCTTGGCTAGTTAGAAATGATTTTAGCAACGATCGACAAAAACAAATGCATAAAAAAGGGCAAACGCAAGGCCCAGCCGAATTGTTAAAATTGGTTCAGCAAACTTATTATGCCTGTGTTAGATTTGTCAGACTGGCAGAATTACTACGTCCGGGTCAGCGGTGTCTGAGCATAGATGTAGATGGACTGGTGCGTGGTCAATTTATGGATCAACTGGGTACCCAAGACTTTTACCTGTATGAAAAACCCAAGGATGGCACACATCTAGCCGGGGCTATCCTGTTCAATGGTACTGCAGGCTCACATAGCTTTCTACAAGAATATGCCAAACAGTTACGAAATAGTATAGGCCAGGATGATTTGTACTGGTTTCTGGACCAGGTCGTTCTGGATCAACTGGTACCACAATATCACAAAGGACTCCTGCCCATGAGCTACATCGACTGGGCCATGCGAGATGAAAGTGCCATATGGTCGGCCAAAGGCAAACGCAAAGAGTTAGACCTATTCAAACAAGAACAAGGAAAGTATCTATGATATCAATTGCAATGAGTTACTTTAACCGCCTTGATCAGTTAAGGTACACCCTTAAAACCATTGGTATGAGTCAAGTTAAAGATTTAGAGATCATCATTGCCGAGGACTTTTGTGATCCCGGGGAACAATTGCATAACATACAAGCAGAGTTTGCGCACCTAGATATAAAAGTTATACGCATGTCAGAAGGTCGGCCCGGCAAAGATTACTGCAATCCTTGTGTGCCGTATAACACAGCGTTGCGTGCTAGCCGTGGTGATCTAATCATTATACAAAATCCTGAATGTTGTCACATGGGAGATATACTACAATACACCAAAAATAATTTAACCGA